TGCGTTTACAAGGTGCAATGGCATTGGCTGAGGGATTAGAGGGATTAGGTAAAGTTCAACAACAATTTGGGGCTATTGCAGGAACGATAAAAGGTAGCGTAGTTAAGGCATTTTCGACTTTAAGAGGCGCAATTATAGCAACGGGAATTGGTGCTTTAGCGGTTGGACTTGCCTTAGTCGCTGCCAACTTTGATAAAGTAAAGACTGCTATTTTAAATATGTTCCCATTCTTGGAAAAGTTTGGGAAATTTATGGGTAACTTGATTCAAAGATTTACCGATTTTGTAGGTATAACATCAGAAAGTAACAGACAATTAGAAGCATTTAATAAAACTACTAATAATCGAATTTTATTACTTGATAGAGAGATTGAATTTTTAAGGGCACAAGGTAAAGAGTTAGAAGCCTTTGCAAAAGAACGTGAAAAACTAAATCTACAATTAGCACAAGCGAGAGCAAACTACGGAAAGAATGCAGAAAAAGAATGGGGTAAAATTATCGGAGATACTAAGAACGCTTTACGAATTTTAGAAGTAACGGAGAAAAACTATTTAGCCGAACAGGCAAAAATGAGAGCGGAGGCAAGGGCAAAAGAACTTGAAAAAGAAAAGCAACATCGTAAAGACTTAGAATCTGCATTGTCTGACATACATCGTAAAGGCTTAGAACAACGTAGCGCATTAGATGCAGAAGTATTAAGAATCTCAAGAACAACACAAGCACAAATAGTTGTTGAATCACAACAATTAGAAGCAAGTAATTTAGAGCGTATGCGTATGTTTTGGCGTGCGCATTATACCGAGATAGTAGATTTAACCAGTCAAGCATTTGGCGCAATTACTTATTTAAATCAATCATTTGAAAAACAAGACGAAGCGTCAAGAAAAAGAGCGTTTGAGAATAACAAAAAGTTACAGATTGCAAATACAATTATAGGTACACTTAATTCGATTGTTTCCATATTTGCAAACGCATCTAAGAATCCTGCATCTATTCCATTTCCTGCCTATCCTTATATTCAAGCATCATTGGCAGGTGTTTATGGATTTGCCAACGTACAACGTATTAGAAACACTCAATACAACGGGGGAACGTCCGCTCCATCTGCTCCAACAATTGGAGGTGCAGCCCCTACAATGACAACAGGAAGTACATTAAACGAGAATGCTTCAGGGAATCAAGTTTATGTGTTAGAGGGTGATATAACACGCACTCAACAAAGAGTAGGAATGAACAGAGGTGTATCAGTTGTCGAATAATAATATTTAATTACGATGAAATTACCAGTTTATAAATTAGACATCAACGAATTTGATGAAGATAGCGGAATAGATTTTATCTCATTGGTCGAAGCACCTGCCATACAGAAGGACTTCGTAGCATTTAACCAAGCCTTTGTCGAACCCAAACCCAACGAATCAGAGGAAGAGTTTATATCTCGTTGCATACCGGTATTGATTGGTGAGGGTAAAGAACAAGCCCAAGCCGTAGCGATTTGTTACTCATACTTAGAGAAAAAATTTGAATCCTATACCGACTATCCCGAAGCCGCTAAAGAGAACGCTAAACGTGGTATTCGATTGAACGAGGAACAAGGCAACAAATGTGCTACACAAGTAGGTAAAGTAAGAGCGCAACAATTAGCCAATAGTGAGCCTATATCAGACGAAACCGTGAAGCGTGTATATTCCTACCTATCACGTGCAAAAGAGTACTACAATCCATCAGACGACACCGCTTGTGGAACAATCTCATATCTACTATGGGGTGGTGAAGAAATGTTAAGATGGGCTGAATCTAAATTGAACTTTAATAAATTTAGCATAACCAATGAAGAAAAAAGGATTGTATCGGGCGTTGCTATGGTTGCTGATTTACCAATTTATCGGAGGGATTCTATACGTGGCGAGTATTATGTAATGTTCGATAGAGAGGCAATCTTCAAACTTGCTAAGAAATGGGCAAGAAATGGTAAATATTCAAGCGTTAACCAACACCACGAAAGCGAAGTTAAAGGCGTTCACTTGTTGGAATCTTACCTAATAGACCGAGAGAGAGGCGTTAACCCACCAAAAGGCTTTGAAAAGATTGCCGATGGTTCTTGGTTTGTGTCTTACTTAGTAGACAATGACGAAGTATGGGCAAAAGTAAAAGACGGAGAGTTCAAAGGATTTTCAGTTGAGGGTATGTTTGACTTTGTAGACGAAGAAACCGAACTCTACAACAAAATAAAACGTGTTGTAAGTCAATGGGATGGCAACTAAAACTATAACAATTTTTACACTTTAATATTTTACACAAATGAACTCTAAAGAAGTTTTAACCGAAATTAGGTCATTGCTTGGATTCTCAAGCGAAGAACCTAAAGAAGAAGTATCGTTCGAGTCAGCGATGTTGACCGATGGTACTACAATTAAATGGACGGGTGAATTAGCCGTTGGTACTGCTATTTTAGTAGAAACTGCCGAAGGTGATATTCCTGCTCCTGATGCAACTCACGAGGTAGAGGGTGGTATGTTGGTTACTACTATGGATGGTATTGTAACTGAAATCGTTGAACCCGAAATCGAAGTAGAAGTAGAATTGAACGCTTTTGATTCTGCAATCGAATCTGTTAACCTAAGAGTTGACGAAAAAATCGCAGAATTAAACTCAAAGATTGACGCTTTAATCGCTGAGAAAGCATCTGTTAAAGAGGCAATGTCTAAAGTAGTTAGTTTGGTTGAGGCACTTGCTGAAATGCCAAGCGCTGAACCTACTAAAACCCCTATCGCTCCAAGTAAGAAAGAGCAACAATTTGAAAATCTTTTAAAATTCGCAAAATCAATTAACAAATAAAACAATGGCATTTAACGTATCAGGATTAGTTAACTACACTAACGAGCAACAATCCGAATTATTAGTAAAAGCATTATTCGGTTCTAAAACCGCTTCTGTAATGCAGTCTGCTGGTCAGGTTCAACCTGGCATCAAATCTTCTTCTAAGTTGGCATTGGTAGGTTCTACCGTGTTCTTCCAAGCCGATGGTTGTGGTTACAACCCAAGTGGAACAACTACTTTAACTCAACGTGCTATCACTGTAGGTGCGGTTAAGGTTGAAGAAACTCTTTGCCCTAAATCTTTGGAAGCAAAATGGATGCAAACTCAAATCGCTCCAGGTTCTGCAACTGCATTGCCTTTTGAAGAGCAGTTTGGTGCTGAAAAGGCTGCCGTTATTTCTGAGCAAATCGAAATCGCTATGTGGCAAGGTGACACTGCAAGTGGTGACCCTAACATCAATCGTTTCGATGGATTCGTAAAAGTTATTAGCGGTGCTTCTCCTACATTAGGAAACTCTGCTCCTACTACTTTTACCTCTATCACTGTTTCTAACGTAGATGATATCTTAGACCAAATCTACGGAGTATTACCTGCTCGTGTTGCAACTAAGACTGACTTAGTTTGTTTCGTAGGTGTTGACGTATTTAAGTTGATGTTAGTTAACTTGAAAAACGCTAACTTGTTCCACTACACTCCTGAGGCTGCGGTAAATATGGAAATGGTTTATCCAGGAACTAATATGCGTATAATCGCAGTTGGTGGTTTGAATGGCACTAACAAGATTGTAGCAGGTTCTTTGAGCAACTTCTTCGTAGGAACTGACTTAGCAAACGAAGAGGAGCAGTACAAGTTTTGGTACTCTGAGGACAATGACGAGGTAAGATTCCGTGCATCTTTCAAATATGGTGTACAGGTTGCTTACCCTGCTGAAATCGTTTATTTCACCCTTTAATCAATTAACTAAATGGCTTGTTTACTCACACAAGGATTTACCTTAGACTGCAAAGATTCAGTCGGAGGTATTAAGAGCATCCACTTAATGAATTGGAGTGCTTCTAAATTTACTGTTGCCAGTGGTGAGGTAACTGCCACCACTTTTGCTTCGGGTGACGTATTCGATTACGAACTTCCAAAGGGTACAGGTTCTATGACTACCACTACTAACGTAAGTGTAGAAAATGGAACAGTATTCAACCAAGCGGATGTTGCGTTCAAATTGCGTAGATTGTCAACTGCTAAAAGAAACGAAATGAAATTATTGGCACAAGGTCGCTGCTATGCGATTGTAAAGACTAATAACGATGACGCTTTCTTAGTAGGTTACGAGTACGGATGTGACGTAACTTCTATGGTTGCTAATACAGGTACTGCAATGGGAGATTCTACAGGTTACGAGGTAACTCTATCTGCAATCGAATCTGAAGCCCCTTACAAAGTACAGAGCGGTGTATTGACCACATTAGGCATCTGATTATAGGTTTTCATAGTTGAAAGGGGAGGACTTCGGTTCTCCCTTTTTTTATTACATTTTTTTTGTTTACTATTTAATATTGATGTTGCTACTACAGAAAGGACAAACAAAGTATTGGTATTTAACGCTAACCGAAAAAGTTACGATAACAAATCCGTACTTTTTATTTTGGCTGAAAAATAGGACAACAAATACTTCAACATATAAGATATTGGCTGATGTATCTACGCACAAGGAGAGATACAACCAATTTCAAGTTATAGAGGGGACTACGTTTACATTAGATGCAGGTGAGTATGAATACCAAGTATATGCTCAAACTTCCAATAGTAATTTAAATCCTGCTTTATCCAATGAATTAGTAGAAGAGGGATTATTAAAAGTTACTTTAACAACAAGTTCAATAACAGAATATCAACCGAATTTAACAGAAAAAATATATGAGTAGTTCAACCGAATTTATGGCAGGGTTCACAGGCAGCCGTGTTGTATCAGGCACTTCAGCAGTCACAGGAAATTGGCGTGGATTTATTGTAAACGCTGATTGCGTAGTATCTGCAATATTAGACGAAGCAAACGCATCTTTATTGACATCATTAGGATTAAGTGGTGTTACATTAAGACAAGGTGCATTTATTGTCGTTCCTGAAGAGAAGATAATTCGCTCTATCACTTTGACAAGTGGTAGCGTAGTAATGTATAATATATGATTGGATTAGGCGTTGGCGTTAATCGTAGACGCTTTGCGGGTGGATTTGCAGGGTCTTATTCATCCCGTGTAATTGCCGATGGTGGAACGATTGAGGCACTTGATTGTGTTGCCGCTGCATCATCATTATTACAATCTGCATCGTTATTATTAATCCCAAGCGGATATAAGGCAGGTGTTGCCTATGCTGAATTGCCATCCAATGGGAATGGCGATTTAACGTGGTCAAGAAATAGCGTAGCAAACAGAACGCAATCTAATGGTAATATCGGTAGTGTTGCGGCTAACTTCCCACGTTTATCCTATATGTACGGAAGTTGCCCCGCATTATTGTTAGAACCACAGAGAACGAATAGTATCCGTAATTCTACAATGCAAGGTGCAAGTACAAGTCCGAGTACCTTGCCGACTAACTGGCTAAATCAATCAACGGCTGGATTGACATTGGAGGTCAGCGGAACGGGTCAAGAAAATGGACTTGATTATGTGGACATTCGATATAGTGGAACAGCAACAAGTACGACTGCTCGTTTATTTTTCGAAGCATCAAACCAAATTGTTGCCGCTGATGGACAGATATGGACAGAAAGTATTTGGACTTCAATTTCGGGTTCAGCGTTACCGAGTAATTATAGATTGGGGGTTGCTACTAACACCTCAGCAGGATTTTCGGTAAGTTCTATTGTTGCTACCCCTAACATCACTCAATCAACTACATTAACTCGTTATGATAGAGTAATGACATTACCAGGGGGGGCAACCGTTGCAAGGGCTAACCCTGGTATATACATTTCATTGGTTAACGGCAACACCTACGATTTCACCATTCGCATCGCAGCACCACAATTTGAATTTGGGCAATTTGTAACTACATATATCAATACAACCAATGCCGCAGCAACACGATTGGTAGATACATTTACTCGAAATAACATTTACACCAATGGTTTAATTTCTGCAAGTGGTGGAACTTTATTTATTGAAATGCTCAACAACATTGCATATACAAGAGATGCCGCAGCACAAGGTATAGGAATTGGCGATTCAAGTTCAACAATTGCCAATGGATTTTTGATTGTGAATACTGGAACGGGTAGACAAGTAATTCAAAAAATAATTGCAAGTGCAACTACTAATTTATTCACTACAACAACCGACACTATTAAAATTGCTATCAAATGGAATGGAACGAGTGCTGATGTGTTTGTGAATGGAGTTAAACAAGTTAGTGCAACTGCATTTACAACTACAATAATGGAATTTTTAAACGGAACTGGGGCGGGAATACCAAGATGGATTAAAACAATGGCACTATACCCAACGCCTTTAAGTGATGCAGATTGCACAGCCTTAACAACATAACAATATGATATTTGCAAAATTTGAATTACCGCAAGACAAGTGGGAAGAAATCAAACCCACATTAGAAAACTGTCATATTGTTGAATTAGGCGTGATTAATACATTATTTGCCGTTGATATTTTGTTTGATGGCGAACCCAACGAAGATTTATTGATTTACGAGGTATTTCCTGAACCTTGTGGATTACATACATTTTTAGGAATGGAAGATTTATATTTAGAACGATTTAACGATTTTAACCCAACCGATGAACAAGTTTAACGATTCCGCAGCCGATAGTTTAGCAGCCGTTAGTGGTGTTAGTGCAGTTGCTCATTTCGCTACAGAAATACAACCCATAATTTCCGCAAGTGCAGGAATAGTTGCAATTGTTTCGGGTTTACTTGCCTCAATTTATTATATAGTGAAGATATGGCAAAGGTTAAAACATCAATAACACTATTTCGTAAAAAGCCAAAACGCAAGTTAGGCAGACATACCAAACACATTAATAAACATAAATCGTGGAAACCAAATCGAGGTCAAGGGTGAAGTTCAAACCCTATTTTTCGCCAACACCTAAAAGAATTCGCATTTTTGGCGATAGTTTAGCCGCTGCATCTATAATGGTTGCAGGATTTAATATGTCTGAACCCTCCGTGATGATAGGTTGTGCAGTCGTTGGTGGATTAGGTAAATTCCTATCAAACTTTTTCACTATCGAATAAATACTATTTATAAGTGATGTTTCATCGGATTAATTTTCACGACAACAAACTACCTGCTTTTAAAGAGAACAAAGCAAAGGGTATATATACATTTGGAGATGACAACTTATACCCTGAGTTCTTAATCGAAATGTACAATAAATCCCCTAAGCACAATGCGATTGTAAGCGCAAAGGCATCGTATTTAGCAGGTGTAGGTACTTCAATCAAAGGACAAGATACCGCAATCATTGCAAAGGCTCAACAGAAAGTCGAGGCAATCAACGCATACGAAAGTTTAGACGAACTCAAAGCCAAAGTAGCGGATGACTTAGAGTTGTTTAATGGGTTTGCATTGGAGGTTATTTGGTCACGTGACAAACAGAAAATATCCGAGATTTATCACTTACCATTCCAAAAAATCCGTAAAACCTTAGCCGATAAGTTTGCGTTCTGCGAGGATTGG